CTCTCTCCAAGTTGGATTTGAATTTGTCCATCCATTAACCTCTCGAAGTGACGTAAGTAATCGTCATCATGATGCTGCATAATATATAAACACCTAGCATTTTTAAGAAACTCCTTTTCATTATTATATAGTTCGTAAACTATGTTAAACATTTCTACTTCTGTCTCAGCTCCTGCAAGAAACTTCCTAGCCTTAACGTCTCCAACTTTTGATAAGCCTTTGATGTTATCAGCTGTGTCTCCTTTCAAGCACTGTTCATAGAACATCCTAAGTCCACCAAGTTCATCCTGTTCAAAGAATCTTTCAGGCTTAGTCCACTTAGATGTACCAAACTCCCAAGCGTAATGCTTACCTGGAATCATAAGTAGATCTTTGTCTAACGTAGCAATAGTAGTGGTACCTCCAACCTTATCTTGGTATATACCTAAAGCATCATCAGCCTCTATGCCTCCCTCTGTTACCTCAGCACCTAGTTGATCTATACAATAATCTTTACAACTAGCTAAGTGTTTAGGTTTAGGGGCAGTACGGTTAGCTTTATATAAGGGATCAATCTCCTTTCGATAACTACCTGGTCCAGAAAGAAAGGCCCTGAATGATGACGCTTCCGTTCTGGTTATGATAGTATCAACAGTCTTGTTCATCCTTGAGATAGCTATCCCAGCATTGTCCTCTTCCTCTGCTGAAGCTGCTGCTCTGAAGGCAACTAAGTCCATGTCAATAAGCGTTTCCATTATAAGGGAATGTCGCTTGTAATGTCATCAATAGCAATGTCATAGTCAGGTGCTGCTTCTTCATATACCCAGTCTACTAACTTCTCAGCTAATGCTAGTGTACTATCAACATCTGTCTTAGGATTCAAAGCAATCGCTGTGGTTAAACTAGATTGACGTACAATCAAACGCTGTTTAATCTTACGTTCTTCAGGTGTCTCATATGTACTACCTGTTACACGAGTAGCAGGTTTACTAGGTGTTGGTGAGTACGTTGCATTGAGTGGTGCATCCCGTGAATCAGGTACCTCTCCACCAATAGAAGTCCATTGCCAATACCCTGCAGTATCTTTCTCTGATACTACGTTAACCAAGTCCCCTTTACTCCATGTTTGAGCAGTCTTAAATACTTCTGGGTTCGAGAAAGACATCAGCTTTTTATTGCTAGCCCTTCCATCTGGTCCTTTGTAAGTTACTTCAATTGACTGGTACTTACGTCCTCCCTTAGCTTCGTGTGTGTTAAGGGATCCTACATCTATGATTTCAATTTGCATCTATAATCTCCATATCTTTCCAGTTACTACCGACTTGGCATTCGACGCGCATCGGTAAGTTAAATTTTACTCCGAACAGTCGTTCGAAATTCATTGGTACATCCTCAAAACAATCGTTTACTTGTTTCACCAAGCCATTAGTATCGCATACTTTCTCCGAAAAGTCAAGTATTATTGAATCATGTACTGTGTTTACAAACTTTACATTCTGATTCTCCTTTAATCTATTGTACAAAGATACCCTAGCTATAGCCATTAGGTCAGCACCAAGTCCTTGTACTGGATAGTTCAGTATCTTAGTACGAGGCCACTTAATGTTACCATACTTTATTTCAGGTTCAAAATTATACACCCTACCTGTAGGCATAACTAACTTACGATCACGCATTGCATCTTGTTCTATCTTATCATGCCATGCTTTAAGCCCTGCATATTTAGAATAGAACTGATCAATCACTTCTTGCCACTGCTTCTCATCAAAGCCTACATCCCTGAAGTCAGGATCGTGAGCATAGCTGTAAGCAGATCCACCATAGATAAGACGGAATACAAATGTCTTAGCTATGAGGCGTGAAGGTAATCCAAAACGTGCTTGATTATCACTATGTTGGTCTAGTGAATCCCATATCTCTTTGAGAGCTACCTCATCTTGAGATAAGAAGGTAGCACCTACCCACTCTAGTTGTTTAGCATCAGCTTGTAGTAGCATAAGTCTCCACTAAGGCAATAAACCAGATCAGCCATCCAATAAGTAACAGTGTACATGTTGGTAATACTACCCAATCAGGTAAACTATAATTATCGTAGAGCTTATTTATTAAATAGAATACTAAATAATATCCTACTACTAATAATATTACATTAAATATAACCATTATTTGTACCTCGAATAAAATAATACCTTGATACCACCATCAAAGTTCTGAAGATTAGGTTTGCTAGATGATAGTCTACCTGTTCTTGCAACACATTGATTAAGCGTACCATGTATTATATTAGGTTCCCAGTTCATAGTCTCATTAAGTTTGACAAGACCACGGTAGTAAGTCCCTAATAGTTTCTGTTTAGTAGCTAAGCTAAGTAGAAGCTCTATAATTTCAAGGGCTCTCTTACTCCCCTTAAGGCTACGTAATGTATCCTCTGCTGTAGAGTAGAAGCCTTCCTTCTTAAGCGCACTACCCTTGATGGGTTTTATTAATCTAGGTAGAGTTACTTCGTACTCTTCCCACCCTGTCTTTGGCTGGCCTTTTCTACTACCAGTTTTAAACGTGCCGCGAGATACCCTACGCTTGTTTGTAAAACTGCCACCATAAAGGAAAGCACTAAGATGATCGTTGCTAGCAAGGTTAATATCGTCTCTTCCATGAAATTCATGGACACTATCCTGTAATAATTTAATGTCTCTTTCAACTTTATCTCCTAATAATGTACACTCTTCAGTATCGAATAGTATACCGTTAAACTCCATCTCTTCTAATACAAGTAAGTCAAGACAATGCAGATTGCATAGCGTCCGTAACTTAGGGTTACTTTTTATTTCCTCATACTGTTTCAGATATACTTGTTCAGTTAACCAAAGGTCATGTGCCAGGTACTCTTCAAGTAAATCTTTAGGTACTTTAGTTGTATCAATACCTTCATTCCAATATAATTCCTTGACTTCATCAAGCTTTTGTGGTAGGCCATAGTACTCAGCTACATCATTAAGCGAGGGGTAAGTTTCCTTCTGCCCTGTTAAGATGAAGTGAACGATCTGACAATCCCAAACTTTAGACTTAGAGAAGTCAAGCCCATACCTACGTAGCCAGTGTAAATCAAACTTAATATTAAATCCTACAAGTAGCTCAGTCATATCTAAACATCCTTGAGTTAATGTAAGATCTTCTTTAAATGGAGTACTGCTAAATTCAATATCATATAGATACTGAAAGTCTGTACTCTTAACACCAATGTAACATAACTTGTTAGTCTTGTCAAATGGATTACCACTATTACTGACTGTGATTTCTACATCTAAGATTGTAATCATATACTACGGCATCTTGTAGTGCAGTTACCATCATCACAACAGGTAGTACAGATGGTACGTACACCATCAAGTACAAACCCATCTATTGAACATGCAGCATAGGCACTGCCTGTAAATAATAATCCTACTAATAATAATTTCATCATAAGTCCTCATATCTTGCTACCTCTGGGCGGATAAGAACTTGTGAGTTCCCATGACGTAGGTCAGGTAGTGTGTCCTCGTCTCCAATTAGTTTGTTCTTACAAATGTTTAAGAACCTCCCTCTACTTGTGTTGTCTTGCTCCTTTCCTATACCTATAATCCAATCAGCTTCGCCTTGTTTAGCTGTCTTACTTCCATCAACCATATCCATAGTTAACCACAGCTTACCTTCTGCTTCTGCTCCAGCTTGTGAGGCTGCCATAACAGGGGCATAAGACTTAGCTAACTCACGTGCCCACTGATAGATTGCTTTTAATCTCAGGTCATCACGATCACCCTTGAACCCTTTGATCTTGTCGATCTGGTCAAGGATAATGAGTGCTGGGTTATGGGCTTTGATTATCTCTTCAATTCTATGAGCAGAGGAAGAGTCTTCAAAGTCAAATATCTTAATACGATTTCCAGTTTTTAGATTATAAATCTTTTGGTTACGTTCTATGTCTAACCACAAGTCTTTGGTTTGTAAACCTAGTACTGCTTGGAACACACGGATACCTACCTTATCTCCTTGCTCCTCGTTGTTGAACCAGAGTATGTCTCCATCTGTCTGTTCAATCATATGAGCTACCTCACTAGCAAAGAAGGTTGTCTTACCTGTCTCAGGTCTAGCAAATATAAAACCAAAGTCTCCCTTCCTTAAGGAACCTAATGACTGGTTAAGGAATTTAAGTCTCCATCTTAATCCTTGTTGTGTCATCTGAGTAGTGTGTAATTGCTGAAGGTCCATACCTACAGATTTAATTTCTAAATCTTTGATCTCAACTTCATCTAATTGTTTCATTAGGTCAGTCAGATCTTGGGGATCTGCCTTCCCATCTTCAACATCAAGGGCCTTCTTAGCTATCTCACCAGAGAGTCCTCTCCTTCGGTGCTGTTCCATGTAACCAATTACTAATTTAGGATTAACAACTTCACCATCAAAGATGGTATTAATTAGTTGATCAAGTTCAGTTCGTTCACTATCATTAAGATTATAATTAATACTATAGCAGAGTAATAACTCTGCTCTATTAATCAATTGATCATCTGGATTATCATTATAATAATAATTAATTGTTTCTATTAATTTAAATATAGTAACATAATTTGTTTTAATATAATCAATATTAATATATTTATAATATTTATTATATATACTACGGTCCTCACAAAATAACTTTATGATTTTAAATTCAACCATTCACTAAGCTCTCCTTTCGTATACTCTTTAGGATCTTTAGGGCTAATAACAACACTAGCATCTATACCTCTCATTTCAAGGGCTCGTTTATGTTTGATTGCAAGAGTAGCCTTGTCTCTATCCAACCATACTACTGCCCTATTAAAGTTTTCTACTATCTTATCAATGGTTTGTTGCGACATTGACACCCCTAATAGTGGCATTCCTGTAGCAACTTCACTGATTCTAATAGCACTGATTATGTCCTCAACTAGGACTATAGTATCAGACTTTCCGTATAAAAGCAAGGGTTTTTTACCCATTGACATGTACTTAGTACGAGCATGGGGATTAAAAGTACGTCCTTGCCAATAATCTTTTTGTTTATGTAATACTAAAAGTGCTTGACTTTCATTCCAACCTATGCCATAATTATGAATGTCCTCTTTGGTTATGCCATAGCTATACAGCCACCTCCTTGCCTCGGGTGGTATGTCGCTATCTACTTTGATATCTTGTACAACTGTGTCAATCTCCGTCGATCTCCCTCGATCTGCAACTCGAGAACGGAGAGACTTTAAGTCGTCTTTAGTCTTGTAAAAGCGACAACCAAAACAATAGTAGTGATCAGAATACTCACCACAATTGTCTCGGCTACCACACTTAGGACATGGAATATGATGTAAGAATTTACTAGTCATCTGACCAGTTAGAGAAGTCAAATACTTGAGGGCTAATTATCTCTGAGGTTTCAAGATCCTCACGGGAGATAGTATCTACCATCTCATCTATGGTGGCATAACAAGTACCACACATATCAAGGTACTCACCTTCAGTAGTCTTACGTGTAGTTTCTAGGTCATCCAGTTCATCATCACATGCTGTGCATCTAGTCATTATAAGTTCTCCATATAGTTAGCAATTGCTTCGGTGTACCTCTGAATAGAAGTACCTTCTAGACCAGGTGCAGTATTAACTTCAAAGATAAAAACCTTCTCATTCTCATCCTGAATGTTTAGTTTATATCCTACATCAACAGCACCAAGATCTAATCCAAGTAGTCTAACAGATTCTAAACATTTGTCAAGTACTATTTGTGGAACATTTACATCATGTTGACAGAACACATATCCGTTGTCATGATTACGTACATCATGAGGCGTAATTCCATTACGTCGTCGCTTCTCTTGAACATGAATGATTCTATCCTTGAATACATGTATCCTATACTCATTGTCATGATGAGCTGCTTTAGTATACAAGAGAGCATGAGCTAACTCATCGGCATTAGAGGCAACAACAATACCATCACCACTACTCCCATGAAGTACTGTTCTACAATATACTTTACTTTCCTGTACCCATTCACGGGCATCATTAATATCTCTAGTATATTGTAGGTCATTAATTGTATCTAAAGCCATTAGTGTACTAAGTTTATTAGCTGCTACACGAACAGCATCAGGATGGTTTAAGTCAACACCTTGACGAAAAGGATTTAATCTGTTATGTCCAATTCCCCAATTTAAAAGTACATGGTGCTGCTTACGAAGGAACCTAGTCCTAATACGTTTAACATCTAATGATTGAGCTAGAGTACGGGCACTAGCTGATCCCATCTTATAAGGATTAATTTTAAGTATCATATATATACCTTACCAAGTAGCAGCGTGGCTATTAATGTAAGCAGCTGTTCTCATCAATGATTCACGCGTATATTGATCGCTATTGATATCTATAGGAGCTGTAGTATGCTCAGCGACTTCTAAAGCAGTCTCTAATTGACTAGCAGTTACCTGTAGGCCAAGCTTACTTTTTTGGGTACTGAAAACATTATCAACCTTATGCTTTACTTTAGGATGCTCCTCTCTATTACTAAACTTTTGCTTTAGATAGTTTATCTTTCTTTCTATCTTTCTTACATGATTATCTGTACCATTTAGTTGTGCCTTTGTTTTAGGGTCGTTAACTTTGTCAAGCCATGTTCGTAAGTAAGAATAAGTAACACCTGACCTCTGTCCATCAGTACGTATTAGTGCTATAGAAATGTGCGTGGAATTAGTTACAACAACTAATCCTTCTTGTCCACCATGAGCTTCCATTCTAGGATGCCACCCAGGCCACCTAACATCTAAAGGATCACCTTCAAAACCTAGTACATCACGAAGGGCAGGTAATCTTACAATATCATCAACTTCATAATTCATCTGTATCTCCTTTTAGTTAAGTTGTTTTGTCCATTTGTTATTGTAGAACTTGTAGGTGTCTGCTATAAAGTCCTCCTCCTCCTCCGTATCATCTGAAGTAGGCATACCCATTAGATTAGTTGTAGCAAGAATAGGTACAGCATAAAGAAAGTCTGTCCCATCCTGTGTCATACAATCAACAGAGTAATCAGAATGATTAATAGCTACTACCTCTAGGATAGTATCTTTAGGAGTAAGAGTTTGTGTACCTGAGTCCCATTGTGCTATGTCAAGCATAAGAAGATCACCATTACTAGTATCATTAAGAGCCGCAAAACGCTTCCTCTGTAATTCCCATTTAGTGGGAAAGCTACTGTTATAATTCTTAACAGTTGTTATCTTGGGTAAAGGTTTAACAATTTTATAGCTTGTGTTTGAATACCATACGCCTTCATCCCAGGCACCCTTGTGTTCATTAAAGATACTATGATTACCATGTCTATCCATAAGTACAAATTTACTATAACCAATTCGTTCCTCAATTAAATGTTTAATTGCTGGATGATACAAGGCGTTGACACCATAGCGACTAGCTAATGCTTTAAGAATCTTATCATTAAATTCACTAGTATCAGATTGATCACCTGAGCCTAAGCCAGAGATTATACCATTATGAATAAAGGCTAGTCCTGGTTTAATCTGAAATGGATGACAATTTTCTTTATTAGTTAACCCATGTGTACGAATACGGAAGTGGATTAAGCATTGTTTCTCTTGGTGAGGTTCAAAAGCTTCCCAGAATTCTTCGAATGTAAAGAAGCCTTTCTTAGTTTTTAGAGTTTTGTTTTCAATATAGCTAAAGCCAGCACCGTGTGGGTTAGCTTTAAAACTCTGCTCTAAATTTGTTTTGTTAATAGTAATATCTTTAGGTTTGTAAATTGCAATACACATAATTGTTTCCTTTATGAAGTTGAGATAGTAGCATTTTTCTTTGCTAAATTTGGGTAAGACCTTTTGTTTCTTTTAACCCAGTCAATAAAGTTAGTAGCTTTCACTAATGCATTTAGTTTTAAGTCCGTTGCACAAGGACTACAGTATGTTGATACAGCATCAACAAATTCTAATTTAGTTACGAAGTCTTCATAAGTATCAGGAGTACTAAACATCCTAAACTCAATAGTAGAAGGAGGCTGTAGATTAAGTACATTATACCGTTGACCGTTGTCTAAACAATGACTAGTTATGGTACGTGAAGGATCCATTTCAGCATAGTTAGAGCGGTCTCTACCTGCAATCTTACGTATGTAGGTTAAATTCTCCTCAGAATTTAGAAACTTACTGATCTTACCTATTGTAAGACTACTTAGAACGGACCTACTTAAGTGGACATGCATTCCTGTAGTAGAATTTCCTTTAGATCGTATCTTATTTTCGTCTCTTAGTTTAAAGTATTGTTTATATTCCTCTTTATGAATATCAATTGTGGCAGGACAACTAACAATTTCAAAACCATACCCTCTAATACTACCATCAGATTTAAGGATGGCATGATTTGCTAGGCTTTTGCCTACTAAGATAGCATCACGGTTTTTAAGCATCTCTGATGTTGTAGAGACTTCTATCTCTATACCAAAATATTTAACTTGTTTTAGGTCCATATTCTTAGCTTTAAACTTAATTAAACTAGGAACTCTGGTAGAGTAAGGATGAATTCTGCCTAGATTACTGTCTATACAGACAGAACAACCAACTCCTTCAATTATACTTAATCTGTTAGACATACCTACAGTACCACACTCAGTACAAGTAACTTCTACTAGGCTAGATAAAGGAATAATACCCTCTAGTGTATCCTCTGTATATATAGTGGAGTCATACCAACCACTTGATCCTCTAGTATAGTTAAGCCTTGTTACAGTGTTATTAGCCTGTGTGTAATTCATGTTAGGAATAGTATAACGAGCTAGTCCTGTATAAAAACTAGTCCTGCTGCCGTTTAAAACTAAGCTTGAGTGCTCTAGTTCCTCTGTATGTAGATAACCATCAGCTCGTATGAGTCTTGCTGGTAGCCATGTATCAGTCCAACAATCCCAGAAAATCTTGAAATTATGCCCTAGGACAGAAGGAAAGAGATTTTGAAGTGAAGTAGAAATTTCAGCTCTATAGCTGTCACTGGGCTCTCTCCGAATAACTTCGCGTAGGTTTTCGATAAATTCATTTTTTGTATATTCAATAGTACCATGAAAAGTCTCTCTATTTGAGTTACTTATATGATCTGTAAATCTAGAGATCCCAAAGACTAGTTGACTGTAAAGTTTCCAGGTATAAATAGAATAACGTAGATTTCCTCTTGTTCTAGCATAAATACGTTTTGCTGCTTTATTATACTTTTTTACATGTTTTACGTCATCAGTTCTATAAGGTAGTCCAGGTAATTCAATCTGACTAAGTCTAGCAAGATACATTAGTCCATCCCAGATATTTAACCAAGAAGCCCTATAGTTATCTTTTAGTCCAATTGTAATTCCTAGTAGGTCTGATGCTTCTGAATTATGATCAGCACTAATTATTTGTTTAGTTTCTTGATTAACTTGAAGAGTGAGTAATGGTCTCCAGGTTCTCATTAGCTCCTCATTAGGCATATCTCTATCCCGCCATTGAGGTTTTACTACATCGCTCCTAAACTCAACTTTAACTACCAGAGGTCGAACATACCCACCAAGTGAATGATCATATGTTTCTGATGAAGGATATTCTTTGATAATTCTAAGATTATCTGGTAAGTTTCCTATATTAAAACCTGATTCTACTACTTTTGCCCTGCTTAAAGGGATCATCGTGAAACTCCTTTTCTAATTTTCAATACTTCTCGTTTAAGGTTATGAACTGCTTTAGCTAGCTCATGTTTTGATACTATAGTTTCCTGCTTAGAAGGTAATCTGTTATTAATTTCTGCATACTTGCATACAAATTCCTCTTGCAGGTCGTTATAATTTAACTTTCCAATTGACATTTTATTTCTCCTTTATATATTACCAAATTCCCAGTAGGTTTTAAACTCATTCACTTGCTCTTGGTCGCTGTACATTATTATGTGATACATAGTTCCATTGTCTGAAACTTCATGGTCGCTTGTCCAATTTCTTTTATTAGCATAAAACTCCAAAGCCTCACGTAACCGCTCATTCTCTTTAACAAGTGCTTCTCTGTCTATCGTAAGCTCCATTTCTATCCTCTCAGCAATAAATATCCGCTTAATAAAATTACAATTGTTGTTGTTATGACAAGAAACGTATTTACATCCTGTAGTCTCTGTTTTTCTCTTTTACACTCAGCAATCTCTGCGTATAGTTGAGCACACAATCTTTCATGATATTTATCTCTTGACATGCTCATATAAATCCTCACTTTCCTTTAATGTTGCTTTAATATCTACTCCAATCAGCACTAAGTTAGCAGGGGAGAAACTTAATGCTTCATGGGCTAGATACTTTTAGTAGCCAGGAATCAACCTCCTTGGATGCCCTTAACTGCGCTCTAACTACCTTGCAAGGATTCTATTCTGCTTCTACCCAGTGTACATCCATTATTCTAGAAGCTATCATATCAGCTTTTACTATAAGCATTCTATTTGCTGACGCATAAGCTTCCTTCATCATCTTAATTTCATCAGAATAAGACTGTACAATGTTTTTCTGAGTTCTACTCAGCATAGTTGTATAAATCTGGGTAGCCATATAATCTCTTGTATCAATATTCATTGTTTATTTCCTTCCATTATTTCTCTAACTTGAAGTGTTTGGTACATTAAAGTTGGTGCGTAAATATCTTTTCCATTACACATAGCTATTACATTCTTAATATGTGATGTTTCCATATCAACAATCTTTAATATTTCACCTTTTTTAGTTTTCCATGTTTTATCGTGAAGGAATCTTTCTTGCCATAATTCATAATCCAATGACAATTCGTCTATCATTTCTGAACCCATGCTCATAATATAATTCCTTTATTTAGTCTTTGTATATAAATGATTTATGTATAAACCATAAGAAGTACATATGATCTATACATAGAGCATTTTGCCCTATTAATTACTTACAACTACTTAGGTGAAGCCAGTTGTTTTTACTGGCTGAGTTATTTTAATCAGTATATTGCATATTAGCAATATAATCTTTATCATTCTGCATCATAGATGTATGTTCTGCTGTATTCTTTAGTTATTTAACAATACGATAACCTTCTTGCCATAACCAGTCAGATACATGAGTTACAACAAGTTCATTATTATGATTATTTCTAATAAGATATAACATTATTTATCCTTTATCTACATTATAAACATTAAGTTGATTAGAAGCATCCTTAATAAACACAACAGTTTCAGCTAGTGTCCAGTTGTTAACTTCCATAAGTTTAAGCATAGCTTGAATCTGTTCATAGGTGTATAAGTCTACTCTATTAGCTTTAGCTAACTTCTTTTCAAGTTGAGATGCTTCTTTAATTAATCTAAAATAAAGATTAGGTGTCATTACATGTTGCCAGTTTTGTAATTGTCTATTAATTTGACTTAATCTAAGTTGTGTGACTTCCATTTTATTTACTCCTTGGTTGAAAAAATTTTAATCAGAGGCTACCGAAGTAACCTCTTGTTAAAACTTCTTACTCTGGGTCTTTAGGTGTATCTGCAGAAGATGAAGCTGGATTATCTTGTCCAGCATTATCTACTTCACCTGAAGCCTGTACTACTTTAGCTGCAGCAATCTTGTTTAACTTACGAACACTGACAATCTCTGTAACGATATCAGCAACATCTTTCATGAGAGGGTTATCCCAACGAGTATAGGCTGACATAACATCTTTGAGCATTGATTCAGCTAAGTATAGTTTAAGACCAGCATTGGCATTAGTTAGAGTTGCATTATATGCTTTAAAATCGAAATCATTTGTTTGTGCCATGATAAATATCCTTTAAGTTTAATTATATTTGAAGGAGGGAAAATTCCCTCTCTCACAGATTACTGGGCGAGTACCTTGCCACGCAGTGCGACGCACCACGCGGTGCTATAAGTACTACGTACCAAGTCGTATGGGTTATCGCGACGCAGCCGTGACACCGACGACGAGGCACGAGGAGGAATGGCGCGGTTATAGCTTGAGCACATCACACTCCGTTAATAGACCTACGTATAGCCCAGCTGGAGAGGGGATTTTATCTCCAATATAATTATACTTTGATAAAGGATATTGTGGTATAAACTATTTAGATGAACTAAAGTATAGCTTAACTGAATGCATAGAGTAGTTATCAGGGTGCTGAATCAACAATAACATATGGGATATAGTATACTTGAATCAGTGTATATTAGGAGACTAAAGTCTAGAGGATTCAGAATGGATTATTGTTCAAGAGATTCAAGGATTTAAGGAATGTATCAGTGACATACACAGTACCACTAGCACAACGTAATCAGTAGCACATATAGTACCACTCATTAGCACATGAAGGATAGACCTATAGTGTAACACCAAACAACCATACACCACCAACAATAATCATTCATTAAGGGGGGGGATAGATTAATTATTATGATATTATAATTATGAACCACAACAATCACAAAAAAGAGTGAAATAAGATCTTGACAAATCAATTAATTTATGCTACAATCGTGTTGTTTTAAAGATCACACAAAACACCGTGATCAAATTATAAAACAAATTAAATTACAAAACAAACACTCAGTCCAAACAGAGGGGAATAGTCTATTTAGCCTTTCGGTGTGAAACACCTCAATGCTTAAATCATTCTTTATTAAATTAATAATAAATAATACTTGACAATTCTTTTCTTTTATGATATACTCCTGGTTCTTAGAAACCATTATAAGGGAACTCCTCTTGGGTAGAAGAAGTATTGATGAGACTAACAAGATAAGAGCAGCTAATGGTCTCTCTGTTATTCCTAAGAAGACTCGACAGTCTAAAGCTATCCTTCCTGAAAGTAAGAAGAAAAGGAATCAAGAGATCCTCGCTACAATGCTGTCTAAGAAAGGACAAGCAGTTGTTACTAAGGTTCTAGATAAAGCTCTTGATGATGAAGATGATGATCAGTTGGCTTGTCTTAAGATAGTCATGGATAGGATCATGCCTTCTGACTACTTAGCTAAGAACAAAGGTAAGTCCAGTGCTATACAGATCAACATCTCAGGTGTTGGTCAAGAAGTTAACACAAGAACAATAGACTCAGACACACTTGAGATAGAGGAAGACAGTTAATGCTCTTAGATGATCAAGGTAACTTCGTACCTAGTAGTATCATCTCTAAACCTAGAAAGGTTAGAGGGCAGACTCCTGCCAATAAGAAGTCATCAGACTCTTTTAACCCCGTATCAATCATAAAAAAGTTCGTAGCACCTGATGCTAAGAATATCGACAGAGCCACCGTGCTCCCGCTTAAAAAGAATACTGACACTGGAGAATCCAGCTGGGCAGTCCCAGGCTTCGCAATGGACTCAGCCAGGGCTATCACTAAGGCAGGAGAAATCTATAGACAGGTTCTTAACGGAGAGATGTCTCCTGACGACCCGAGGGCTGCAATGGCTGCAACTACTCTTTCTATGGCTGGACTTGGAGCAGGTCAATTTGGATCGGCTCCTAAAGGAGCACTACGTTCAATGGTAGGTGGTAGATCTGACTATGGGTTTGATAAGAAAGCAGTAGCAAAAGCTAGAGAAGCTAGGTCTTACGGTGCTGAGGCTGACGAGATTTGGGAAAAGCATCAGGTAGACTTTAGTACAGGTGATGCAGCTATGGAGATTTCCGATCATAAGATGAGATGGTTAGAGCCTTCAGAGAAAAGTAATAAAAAGCTAGGATTACATTTAGATAATCATATAGATCACCCTGACTTATTTAGGGCCTACCCTGAGCTTAGGAAAACATGGGTTATGGCAAGAGATGACTTAGGTCCAGGAGAAGGTGGTTGGAACCCTACTATAAAATCCATATCATTGAATAAAGATGATCTTAAGAATAAAACCCAGCGTGGGCTAGATACTATACTACATGAGATACAACATAATATACAAGACATAGAGAAGTGGCCTGGTGGGGGTAGCTATAAACATCTAAAGGATATTGCAGAGAAAGCTAAAGGTGGCCCTCTAACTAGAGCAGAAAACCTAGACACATTTAAGAAATATCTAGCCATACCTGGGGAAAGACAATCTAATCAAACTATGGTTAGAAGAGAAATGTACCCAGAGTATCGTAAGACAACACCACCAAGTAAGACCTCTATAGAAACAGAAGAGCAGATGCGAGCTTGGAGAAAAGTAACAGATGAAGTTCGCAGATCATATGGACAAGAATAAATGGCTGAATTAGATGTTAGACTACATAACAAACAGCTAGAGGTTTTCAACGATAAACATAGGTTTAAAGTTGTAGCAGCAGGTAGACGGTTTGGTAAATCCAGACTAGCTGCCTGGTTACTCCTTATAGAAGGATTGAAGAGTACGAGCAAGGATATATTCTATGTTGCTCCTACGTACCAACAAGCTAAAGATATTATGTGGGGAGTTCTTAAGGAGCTCGGACAAGAGGTTATTTCATCTGCTCATGAGAATACTAGTGTACTAACACTGATCAATGGTCGTAAGATCTATCTCAAAGGGGCTGATAGACCTGATACACTACGTGGTGTTGGTCTAGGATATTGCGTAATTGATGAATATGCTGACATTAAACCTAACGTTTGGGAACAGATCCTTCGTCCAGCATTAGCTGACGTACAGGGTGGAGCAATGTTTATTGGTACACCTAAAGGACGTAATCACTTTTATGAGTTGTTTAAGTATGCAGAGTCAGGTAAGGATGAAGAGTGGGCAGCATGGCACTTCTCTTCTTATGATAATCCTCTCATACCAGCTAAAGAGATTGAAGCAGCTAAAGCTTCTATGTCTAGCTTTGCATTCCGTCAGGAGTTCCTTGCTAGCTTTG